TGAAGTAGCCAAGGTTTTGGTTAAAGACGATGAAGAAAAAGCACGCTTGCTTGACGCAGGACATGATTTTAATTTTGTCTGTAAATCCTGCTTATATTGCCACTTCCGTCAGTGTTCGAGCTGACGAGGGAGAAGATTTACTTGAATGTAGATCTAATGACCAAGCAATTGGCGTGGTCGAATATGATATTGAAGAGAAACGCCAAGAAGAAAAACCAAAGGCTGATAACTCTAAATATCATGAATTAATTAACCAACTTAAAGGCTAGCATCCATCATATATGGGTGCTTTTATTAATTAGTGAGGACACAATTAATGAATTTCAAAAAACTTATCGAGAAACGCAACGCATTGGTTGCTGAAATGGACGCACTTGTAAAGTCTGCTGACGAAGAAACACGTGCATTGAATGATGATGAAGTAAAGGCTTTTGAAGAAAAGAAGGCAGAAGTTGCTAAAATTGACCAAACATTGGCATTGGCTAATGAAGAACGCAGCATGATGTCTGTAGCATCTGAAGAAGCTCCTAAAGCTTTGGACAAAGTGGCTAAATCTGAAGTAGAAGAACGTGCTTTTGCTAACTTCTTGCGCACTGGTTTGACTTCTTTCTCTGATACTGAAACACGTTCTGACGTAAACCTTTCTAAAGGCGACAACGGCGTTGTGATTCCTACAACAATCGCTGACCGCATCATCTCTACTGTTAAGAATATCGCTCCTATCATCCAAGGCTCTGACCTTTATGATGTAAAAGGCGACTTGGTATTCGTTGTTGATGATGAATCCGCTAACAAGACAACTTGTGCATATGTAACTGAATTCCAAGAATTGGAATCCACTACTGGCAAATTCAAATCCGTAACTCTTAAAGGCGAAATCGCTGGCGTATTGACTAAAGTATCTAAGTCTTTGATTAACAATGCAGGGTTCGATATTGTTAACTACGTTGTAACTAAAGTGGCTGAATCCATTGCACAATTCTTGGAAAACGAAATGCTCAACGGCACAACAAAAATCCAAGGTCTTTTGAACGCAGAACACGCAGTTACTGCTGCATCTGCTACTGCAATCACTGCTGATGACCTCATTGACTTGCAATTCACTGTTCCACAAGTATACCGTGGTAACGGCGTGTTCATTATGAACCCTGATACTTTCAAGGCTTGTGCTAAATTGAAAGACAATGACGGCAACTACATTTTGAACAAAGACCTTACTAATGGCTATGGCTATACTTTGTTGGGTCGCCCTGTATACGAATCTGACAATATGCCTAAAATGGCTACTGGCAACAAAGTTGCTTTATTTGCAGACCTCAAAGGTTATGCTACTAAAATTGCTGGCGAATCTGCTGAAATCACTGTATTGCAAGAAAAATTTGCAACACAATATGCAGTTGGCGTAGCAGGTTATGTAGAAGTTGACGGCAAAATCGTTGACCAACAACGTATTGCAGTCCTCAAAATGGCGTAATTAAAGGGGTTTAACCTATGAAGTACAAAGCATTAATCGGCTTTAGTGGTGTTGTATCCGCACATAAAGGTCAAGTAGTCGAGATCGTTAATGACGAAATCGCACAAGATTTATTGTCTGCTGGGTATATTGAGGCTGCAAAAGCAACAAAAAAAGCCACTAAGGCAGTAAAAGCTGACGAACCAGTAGAGGAGTAGTCAATGAAAGTTAGTGAACTAACTATTGATGTGGTAGCTAACTTTATCCGAGTGGATATTACTTCCGAGACAGAGCCGATACTTAACTTAGTACTTAAGGCAGCCATTCAATACTGTATGACCTATGTAGGCATTGATGATAAACAGGAATTAGACGAGTATGAGGATATGACTATTGCAGTACTTAGCCTATGCGGTGAATTCTACGATAATCGCACATTCACGGCGGTTGAAAATGCGGTAGTCAATCCTACTGCTCAGGCAATTCTTGATAAGTATTCATTTAACCTACTGTAGGGGGTGTAATATGTATCGAAAAGGGCGACTAAGTACACTCTTACAACATAAGGGCGAGCTACACGCCAATAGAAAGTCTAGTACAATGAACGAATTAGGGCAGTATCCAATTGAGGATACTATCATTGATGTCATGCATTGTGGGGTTATCCCACAGACTGGCGGACTATTGAGCGGTAGAACTGCCGATACTACATTGGCTAGGACAACCCATAAAATCGTAACAAGATACCGAGATGATATAGAGCCTGATATGTGGTTCATCATCGAGGGACAACGATACAATATTCTATATGTCATGGACCCCTACCTTAATAAGGAACGCCTTGAGATATTCACAGAGGTGGTTATCTAATGAGTGTTGATGTCGAATATGAGGGTCTTACTGAATTCTCCAAGGAGCTATTAGATCTAGCGAATGATAAATTTCCGAAAGAAACAAGGAAATTTCTTCAACGAGCTGGCAATAAATTGCGTAAAAATGCCAAGGATAATTACAAGAAAGGCACTACAACAGGCACGAAGAACCTTATTAAAGGGCTAAAAAGGGATAGGGCGTATAAATACGGAAAAGACGAGTGGCAAGTTCGCGTAAAAAATACTGCTCCTCATGCATGGCTAGTGGAGCATGGTCATGTTATGTTAGGGCATAAAGAACAAGGTAAGCCTAAGTTGACAGTAGCTAATACTGGAGAGGCTTTTGTTCGAGGCAAAAACATCATGGGCAAGACTGCCAAGGCTTTTCCTGGTGAATACGAACAAATGGCGGAAGAATTTATCGATATGATGTTAGATGAGAAAGGGTTAAGCTGACATGGTAACGGCGGTAGATATAGTTAAGGCTTTGACTATTAAATGCCGTGAGTTATTAGGGTGCGATGTTAACGATAGAGACTTATCAGAGGGTTTTGAACGCCCATCTTTCTTTATCGAGGTAGTTGACTTTAAGAACGCCGATATAGGAGAGATTCTTAGAGGTGATACGTTCACTGTATATATCTACTATTTCAACGAACGCCGTGAGACTGGCTATTTAACACTGCTAAAAGCACGTGAGAGTCTTAGAGAGTTATTGGCTATGCCAATACCTATCACTGACGGCTTTAGTATCGTAGCGGATGAAATAGCGGAAAGTATCAGTAAGGCTGATATGTCTTATATAACTAACTTTGATGTAACACTTTACCAAAACCGCCCACAACCAGACGGCACTTATATGGAAGAGTTGGCTATCAATGGGCAATTGCAAAAGCCCACAGAATAATACAATGCACCCACAGAGGGTGCTTTTTTATTGCAGAAACGAGGTAAAAAATGGCTATTGGCTTACCTAATATTGATATTGTTTTCTTGCAAAAAGCAGTATCCGCAGTACTTCGTTCCGAACGAGGCACTGCCGTTGTCATCGTAAAAGATGACACACAAACTGCTGCAGGGTACGATATTTTCAAATTCGAGGCGGATATTACTAAAAAGAAATATTCTACTGAAAATATTGCACTCTTAAAGCGGTGTTTCTATACAAATGTAAACAAAGTAGTGGCAGTACACGTGCCAACTACAACGTCTGATTTTGCTGATGTCAAAGCAGTGCTTGACCGAGTTAAATATAACTGGGCTTGTACTACAGTGGCTGACTGGCAAGATGACTTGGTTTCTTATACTAAGAGCCGTAATGTTATTTCTAAAGGCCGCAAAGTAAAATGCGTTGTGGCTAACGTTACAGTGGCTGATGATAAACACGTTGTTAATATTAAAGGCGATTGGGTACATGAGGCTGGTGCTGACCAAGCTACAACAGTCAAAATGACTGATTATGTGCCACGCATTACTTCTATCTTGGCTAACTTGCCAATGAACCGCAGTATCACATACTACGAATTAGAAGATTTAGACTATGTAGATAACTCTTTCATTACTAATGAAAAGGATGCTAACAAGTGGACTGATGAAGGCTGGTTACTCCTCATTAATGATGATGAAGATGCAGTTGTTCGTGTTGGGCGTGGCGTTAATACTTTAACAACATTTACTTCTACAGACACAGAAGATATGCGTAAGATTATCATCGTTGAATCTATGGACTTGATGACAGAAGATTTGTATTCCACTTTCAAGAAATACTATGTTGGCAAGTACAAGAACCATGTAGATAATCAATACTTGTTTATCTCTTCCGTTAACTCTTACTTTAAGTCTTTGACAAAAGTGGTAAACGGCGAAATCCTAGATCCTGAATACGATAACAAGGCATTCATTGATGTTGAAAATCAACGTGATGCGTGGTTGTCTGTTGGGAAAACAGAGGCAGAAGACTGGGATGAAGATAAGGTCAAGAAAATGTCCTTTAAATCTACAGTTTTCATCGCTGCCAAAATCAAAATATTGGATGCAATGGAAGACTTGTCTTTCCAAATTACCATGGAATAGGAGTAATGTATGGCTAATAACAAAGAAATTCATAATCAAATTCTCCGTGGACAATTCGGTAAGGTATGGATTGACGGCGAATTGTATTCCAACGTAAAGTCTTTTGAGGCTAAAATCTCCCTCAAGTATGAGGCAGTAGATATTAATGGCGAAATGGGCGTTTATCAACGCCTAGTAGGGTTCGAGGGTGCAGGTACTTTGGTATTGCATAAAATCGATAGCCGTGTAGCACAAAAGATCGCTGGCAAAATCAAGAACGGCTCTGTTCCTGACATTAAGATTGTATCTAAGTTAACAGACCCTGATGTTAATGGGGCAGAACGCATTGAATTAACAGGCGTTACTCTTGATGAATTGAAACATGGGTTTGAAAACAAAAAGGTACAAGAAGAATCTTATCCTTTCAAGTTTGCTGACTATAACTACTTAGACTTGATTCTCTAATTTATATAGGCGTTGCTAAGGCAGCGCCTTTTCTAATTCAGTGAGGAATATAAATATGGCTAAAATTCAACTAGAAGATTTGCTCAATCGCAATATGAAAGAGGGCTTTGAATCTAAAGATGTATATGTAAAGGGATTGGGCGGTGAATTAACTGTAATTCATCAACCATTGCCAACGGTACTCCGCCTTATGGATGACATTAAAGACAATGCAACTCTTTCCACTGTTATGGATGCCATGGTGCAACTAATTTATAATTGTGTTCCGCTCTTCAAGAACAAGGATCTACAAGCTAAATATGAATGTGCAGAACCTACAGATGTTGTCTACAAAGTCTTAAATGACAGTGTAGAAGATATTACTGCATTGGGTGAGGCTATCCTAGCTATGTATGGCATGACAAACCCTGTAGATGAAGTAAAAAAGCAATAAGGGCGGACAAAGAATTAACGATGTTCCGCTTTTATATGCGAAAAGGTCATACTTTACATTCCTTGCTTGATTTAGACCCTTTAGAGAAAGCCTTTTATATGGCTTGCTTTGAGTTAGAAATCGAAGACTTAGAAAGGAGCAGAAATGGCTAAAAGTATTAATGTACTCCTTAGCTTACGAGATAAATTCACCGCTCCGATGAAACAAGTAGGGGATACAACCAAGGACACTGAACGCAAGTTGTCAGTTATGAAAAATAAAATGACTAACTTTGGCAGTGGCATTAATAGCAAGTTTATGGGAATTGCTGGGTCTATTGGCAAAATGGGCTTGGCGATGAGTGGACTTAGTGCGTTTGCTGGCGTTGGGGCTTTAGTTGATTATGGAAAGAAAGCAATGGATGCGGCTAAGGCTGCAGAAACTGCGCAAGTAACGCTACGCAACTCAATTCAGAATAACAATTCGCTATATGATAAGTCGGCCTCTTCCATTGACGCAATACAACAACAGTTAAATGGGTATGCTGCTAAATGGGGGCAAGTAGGTGTTATTTCAACAGGGGCTATCCGTGCTGGATACACCGAGCTAAACAAGTGGAATGTTCCTGTTGACAAAATTGACGATATGAGT